TGTCTATTGTGTCATTATACGGAACTGCGACACCAGAAACTTCACGCTTCTCCATGTCTGTTGTTCGTATTTCAAATGAACGATTTTCCATTAATTTGTCTCCTTCTTCTTGCTACGAGTTGGAGCAGCCTGCTCTTGAGATGGTGTCTCATTACCTATAGGAGCTGGAGTTGGCTGTTGTACAACCTCATCGCCACCATTAATTGCCTGCATGCCTTCTAGCTCACGAACCTCATTAGGTGTCATGAACTTCTTATCCAACGCAATAGCGTAAGATTGGAATCTGACTAACTGGTTAGGACGAAGGAACTGAGTTAAATTAAACTTAGCAAATTGTCCTCTAGGTAGTAAGTCAGAAAGTGCTTGTTCTATACGAACGATGTACTGCTGCAAACCGTCATCGTATAGCTTTGTTCTATCTTCATTTCCGTTGGTGTAGGTCATGCCTGCACCTTCCATAGAAAGTCCTAGATAGCTTGATGGAACTCCAAACATTGTACAAATCTGTCGTGCAATGAACTTCTGGTTTTCCAAGAACTGTGCTTCTTCAGGATTTAGTGAGAGTGACTCATATGAAAGGCCTGAAGATAATACTGCAACACTTCGTTGCTGTTGTGATTCAATGAATGCAAGCTTATTTGATCTAGCTACATCCTCTGATAAAAATTCTGATGTTGTTAATGTTCCTGTTGGAACTGCCGCTCTGCGGAACCAGTTGTCAGCATAATCCTGAAGATCAAGTGCTGCTCTGATAATATATTTGTGTCGCTGAATTGGTCCTTCACCAAGTAATGCGTTGAGAGTTAATCTCTCCCATAACTTAATGTGAACGATATTCTCGTTTGGAACCTTTAGTCCACCCACATGATAAAAGACCTTACCATTGGTGTCTGTATTTACAGATACCTCTTCTGGAAACAACACCTTAACATTTGCAATTCCTCTTTGACCTCTAGTGACATACCAGAACGCATTTCCAAATACTGCAAGGTGAATTAATGTCTTACCAATAAATTCTGCCTGCGAAACATTGTTTTCAATGTCTGGTGTCTGTAACCAAGCTGGAGTATCAATCTGTTCATCCATGCGGTAAACTTCTACAGGTATTTGCATCATAGCTGTCTCTAGAACTGCTAATGATCTGCTAACTGGCACCAAAGATAATGCTGAAGTTGTATTGATTACAATTTCGCTTCTTGATGGTGGTGTAATTGATGATCTGTCTTGTGTATTTGGAACAAAAGATTCTGGTTCATACACTTCTTGTTTTCTGTTAAATAGTCCCATATCTTCTCCTAAAATACCATTTGCGTTGGCGTCTTTTGTGTTTCAACATACCAAATCGCTAATACTGTTGCAATTGCTGCATCAATGTCAGTTCCAGAGTCTTTGCGTGTGATTTTCCAGCTTTCGCCTATGTTCTTACGCACAGCTCTCTGTATCTGCAATGAAACTATCTCATCTTTTGGATGCTTTAGTCTCTTACCTACTATTGTACGGTATGCGTTGTTTGAAGCTGACATTAAATCCTTATTTGACGTAGTTTGTACTCTAAATCCTCGTTGTTTAAGTGACGCCGCAAGATCAGAGAGCACATATGAGTCCATTATGAATGGAGCCCCATATTTCTGCAATTTGGCACATGCATTCATCAATTCGTCCACATTGGTGTTATTGAAGGATGCTACTAACTCCGTAGATACTGTGTCATCCTCATTTAATTCCGCTGCAACAATTGATGCATAGTCCCAACCAGGGGTTCTATCAATTGCAAATACTCTAGGATTTACTGGTCTACCCTCTGGTAATTGGTTCCATACGCCTACTGGAATCCATGCATTCATGCTGGAAACAAATTGGTTTAGACGGTATCTTCTAGCATCTGCCTCTGGCATTGTGGCCAATTCGTTCTTAACTGACTCCCAATTGAGAATACCTGTGGCCAATTGAGGATTACTTCTTCTTACCGCCTCTTCATCCAAGACCTCACAGCCTATTGGAGCTTCCCAGCAAAAGAAACCGAATCTTTCTAGGTCTTCCTGCCCATCTATAGCCTGAGAGCCACGCTTATATAAATTCTTGAGCAAATCTGATGTGTCATCGCCTGCAGTAGTAATACCAATGATAATTCCGTCATCACGAGTTGCAGAACCTAATGCCATAGCTGTCCATACATCTTCATTAGCCACATGGAGCTCATCAAATACAACCAAGGATGGATGTAGACCCTGAGCAGTTGCAGCCTTTGCAGCGATAACCTTATATACTCCAGTGCCATCTGCAGTCCATAGACCTCTATGTTCAGTGCTTCTGCTGAATAATGTCTTCAATAAATCACTATTATTTACCTGATGTAAGAGTCTTCTATACACAATTTTAGCCTGATCTGATGATGCCGCCACTGATACAACTTCAGGTGCTGGCTCATGTAGGAGCATGCCATATAGGGCAAATAGAGCCCCTATGAGGCTCTTTCCATTCTTTCTAGGCATAGATATACACACCTGCTTGTAACGCAGCCTACCAGCCTTATCTGGGTCTATATAGTCATCTGGGTAACGCTCTAATACTCTACGGATTAACCACTTCTGCCAATCTGTTAATACCAGCATTGCATTATGCTTTTCAGGTAGGTGCCAAATAGCCTCTACAATATTGATGAGCTTATCACCATCTGTTGTAAAGTCTTCAAACAGAGAATCTGTATAGTGTGTTGGCACCCATTCATTCATTACTTATGATCTCCATTCGCAATTGCTGAAAGCATCTCAGCAGGTGTCATTTTCTCATCTTGTTGTCTATTGTTCAAAAGCCCCAAATTGGACAAAAGCCCTATAAGGATTGGAGCCAATTGATGCCTTCTATTTGGCATCTCATCCATAGATTTAGCCAATTGAACAGCAATTGAAGCTGAAGCCAAATCAGCCTGATCCAGCCATGTAGCAGTTCCTAAAGACATTAATACCATTTGTTCTACATTATCTGGCTTAATATCAAGAGGTTCATTCTCTCCTTTTACCAGCCTATTTTGTCGTGGGCCTTGCCCACCATGTAATCCAGTTCTAGCCATTTTTACTATTTCTCTCCTGTTCTATTTTGAATAAAGAGGGCGGGGTCGCCTTGCGACCATAAAAAAACCCATCTATTTAATTTAACATAACTTGGATCAATATCAGATCTAATTGATGTATAACATCTATTTAATCTATTTGATCTATATGTCCCACTATATGGAATGATTTGTCTCACATTGTGAGAATACTTTCTATATGTGGTGTTTGAAGATATGGAGAGGGCGGGATTGTATAGATTAAGTACCTTATCCATGTATCCTATCCTCTCTTTTATATTATTCATTTGTATTTGGGATTCCAATACTTTAATCTAACCATTGTTCTATCTTGTCTAGTTGAGTTACACATATGGCATGCAGCCAATAGATTGGATAATTCATTTGATCCACCTTGAGATACTGGGATTATATGATCTGCTGTATTAGCTGGACCTTGACAGTAATGGCAAGTGTGATTAGATTGTTCTAATATAAGCTTTCTATTCTTCTTATACTCTGCTGTGTTATATGCATTACTCATGATTCCACCCATCCAATGAGTTCCCATCCTCTTCCTGGGTCTTCTCCAATGAAGGTTTTGTCTTCTTCTTTGTTGTAGTAGATTTTGCTATGAGTGATTCCATTCTTGCCCAGATTAATGGGTAATCCTCCCATTTCCATAGAAGCTCCCCTATGTTCATCAGGTCTAATAGGCATGCTGCACATGTCCTACCCCACTCAGGATGCTCGTGGTAAGCCATAGCAGGGCATCTGGAGCACTTTCGTGGTCTGGTTGATGATTTATATAGGGCAAGGTAATATGTGGGCGTTCCATGCTTAGCCAAGGCTCTTCTTCTTCAATTCATAATCAAGAATATATTGTATCAGTTTAGGCTTTAGATTATTATGTAAATTGATTGTTCCTTTATCAAACTTACCAAGATGGCGATTACATGATGAGCATACAATTCCACGCACACATTTGCCACAAGACTTAGAGCCTGGGCAACATGCATGATCATGGTCTACTTGGAGGAATTCTGTAGATGAGCATATATAACATCCTTCTTTAGCCATCTCATCATATTGTTCTTTGGTTAGCTTATATCTATTCTTTATTAGCCTATATTTCTGACTGCCGTCTTTTCTGTCATCCATATCTGCCCCACGCTCTTTTCTCTGCAAATGTAATCTGCATAGATCATGAGCCCAATGTGGTCTATCGCACCCAGCCCATGTGCATCTTCTGTCATTATTCTTTTGGCTATTGAATGAGCATGCAGCTCTGCAAGACTTGCAGTAATAATCTATTTTATCTTTACTTGCACTACGCTTGCCAAATTGATTTAGTTCTAGTTCTTTCTCACACCTTATACATGTTTTCATGATTGCCTCTTCTTGCCACTTAATTTAGTAATTAC